GCCCGAGCGCGATGTAATAGACAAGCTGGGCATTGCCGCCGTTCATGCTGAACGAACCGGCCGCGCTCGCCTGCACGTTCGTCTGGATTTGGAACACGTCGGGGCTGACGATCGTGGTCGCCGCATACGATCCCTCGATCGTCACGCCGTTGCCGGTGGTCGGAATCGGAAAGGTGATGGTGCCGCCGAGCGCGAGGCCGTGATCCTCCAGCGCCACCGACACGATCGCGCTGTTCAGTGAGGTGGTGAACACCGGCACCGCCCCCACGCCGCTGACGGTCGCGGTCGCGTTTTGAGCGGCGCGTATTTGATAGCGCGTTGTCCCGGTGATCACCTCGATCTGGTAGAGGCCCGACAGAATGATCCCGGAACCGGACACCGCGATCGGCGTGTTGAAGAACACCGAATCGAACGTGGTGACGTTCGCAATGTTTGGATCGTCCACCTCGACCAGCGGCGAGTTGATCGTCGTCGAAAAATCCGGCGCGAAGTTGGAGGTGAGCGTTTGCGGGGTGAGCGCCTCCAGATTGCCATCAGTGATAACAGCGAACTGCGCCGTGGTGCCGGCCGCGAGATGGCGATCCTGATTGAGGTCCTGCCACGCATGCAACGCCCGCGGCACGCCGGCCACCGCGAACGGATAAAACCGCTGCCAGCCGCCGTACTTCTGGACCAGCGAGTCCTTGAAGCGAATCAGCGAGCTTTGCGAGATGCCCGCGACGTTCAGTGTCGGGGTTCTTTCTACATTCACACCCGGCTGTAGGGTGACACTGCCGAACGCCATGGCGGTCCTTTCAGGTCTTGACCACCCATATGCCAGCAACCTGTCCGGGTTGCACGTTCGTATGTGTCTGACCGCCTCCCTGAACCGCTCCGCTTGCGGAGATTCCGGTCCCTACAAAATCTGTGGGAATAGAGATGGCGCTTCCGCTGGACGGCGAGAGAAGCTGCACGCCGCCAAGGCCGACGCTGTAGCCTTGGGTTGCAAATCCTGTGAAGTGCCTATGCGAGGGGTCGCTGATGAACACCGTCACGGCCGTTGCTGGCACCTGAGAGCTTGTGAGCGCCAAGGATTGCGTGTCGTTCGCCGAACCCAACACGTTGCCGCTGATGCCGGTCTGTCCAAACGTGATTCGGGAGTTCGTACTATCAAAACACAGCGGCACGCGCCCGCGCATGTCAGGCACGCCGAAGGTCGAGATGCCGTTGCCGCCGAAGGCGGAGCCCATCTTCAGGCCGAGAGCGGGAAACGCCGAAATATTGTTGATCTGGCCGTTAGCCAGCAGATAGGGCGGCACCGAGCAGAACCCCACCCATGACGGCATCGAGGACAGGCCAGCCCAAAACTCCATGTCGCCGACCTTGCCGAGATCAGCGAAAAAACAATTAGTGCCGTCGTTGTAGACCGAGATTTTATCGCCCTGCTGCACTGCCACCAATTGACCGAGCGTCGCAGCACGAAATTGCAGATTGAAGTTGCCGGTCGTCTGGTTGTCGATGACGTACTTGGTCGCCAATGGAAGCGTCACGGTGACGTTGCCGACGAGCGCGCCCGTGAACCGCAGGATGCGATTTTGCGACTGGACGGGTCCCGGTGCCGCAGCAGGCACCGCTCCAGCAGGAATTGCGAGCGACACAGCGCCAGTGGTCACGCCGATCGTCACGGTGCCGCCAAACATGCCGTCGATCGCGGAAAAATCGCGATTCATCGGCTGGTCCCACGTGTCCACCTCCGCCCCATGGACGGGGACTTCAAGAACAACGTTTGCGGTGGTCGGATTGACCATGGATCAAGTCCTCGGTGGCGTAGCCAGTGGCGTCGGCGATTTTTCCGACCACGCTTCTGCGGAAAACTTCTTTCGCCACTCTTCGGTGAGTGCCGATTTCAGCGCAGCTTCGTATTCGGCCTTCCATGTGATGGCAGACTGCGGGTTGTCGCCGCCAGTGGAGAAATTCTGCTGATACCCACACCCTTCGATCATGCACGCCTTGAACAGTAGGTCCGGCAGGTTGACCGACAGGAACGTGGTCTGGTTGGTGGATGACAGCGCGAGCGGGCGGATCGTGCCCACCGCCTCGATCGTGTAGGCCGCATCCGGCCACGGGCCGACGATGCAGCCGGTCTGCTGAACGGGGGCAAAATACTGCGGCACGCCCGAGCCCGTGGCGCTCGGAAACAGGGCATCGAGAAGCTCCTTCGATGCTGGCAAGAGAGGCACCCGCGTGCCGGCCTCCGGATCAACAGTTCCGGCCGGGGTGATGACGTTCAGGTTCTCGATCACCACAAACACGTTCCCCTCGGCCGATGGCGAGGGGTAGGTGAAATTCCGGTTTCCCGCGGTCAGCGCCAGCGACGAATTGCGCGTGATCGTTTGCAGCAGGTCGACATCGCGATAACAGCGCTGCTCACCGTCCTGAATGATCTGCGGCATCGCATCGGCGAACGCCGGGTCTGTGACCGGAACCGTCAGCCAGTTCGCCAGCGCCGCGGTGAATGTCGAATAGGTGAAGGACATAAATCTTCCTAGTTCGCTCGCCGTCCGTAGAACATGCAGGTCACATGGGTGTCGATCAGCGTGGTGGTCCCAACGGCCGCCGTCCTTATTCGCGCTGAACCGGAGGCTGGAGGCGCAGCAAAATATGCCTGAGAATCGACGGCCGAGCATGAGGTGCCGACGTTCGAGCCCGCCACGCTATTCGCCAAATTGATGATGACATCACCGGTGGCCTGCTTGCTCAACGATGTGATGTTGTAGCTGTCGAGCAGCGTCGGCGTGTTTGACGTGTAGACGGCCCACGCCTGAATGAGTTGCGGGTTGCCGCCATCCGCACCGCTGACGGTGCCGATATTGCCGGTGATGCCGCTCATGCGCTCTTGCGCCGTCGCCAAGGAGAAGCCAGCCGTCGCGGTCTGGTTCAGGTTGTTGCCGGTCACGCTCGGCACGTTCGCAGAATTCAGCGACACCAGATTGATGCCAAATCGCCATGTGGTAGAGCCGTTGAACACCGAATTTCCGGTGATCGCTAGGCCGCTGATATTGCCCGAGGCGAGGATGGCGTCGAAGGTGTTGGCCGCCGTGCGACCACCGTCCTTGATGACGTTGCCGGTGATGCTGATCCCGCGCATGACAGCCGCGCCGCTCTGGTCCAGCACGATGCCATGGCCGCCGGAGTCGTAGAGCGCGCTGCCCGAGATCGTGATGGCCTCAGCCGTGCCGCCCGAGGACGACAGCGTGAAGTTGCGCCCCGCGACCGCCGTCGAGGACGAAAAATTGACGTTGGTGAAATTGATGTTCTGGATCGTGCCGCCCGACTGGAGGAAGTAGACGTTCCCGTTGGTGGTCAGGCCCGTGTCGAACGTGCCGTTCGAATAGTTGTGCGTATACATCCCGCCACCGGACTCGATCGCGGCCAAGATGCCGTAATCGAAGTTGGTGCCGAGAAAGTTCGACATGTTCAGGCCATCGATCTGAGCCGAACCACTGCCGCCCATGGAGATCAACGCGCCACCCGCGCCGACGCCCCCGCCATTGAAGTTGATGCCGTTGATGTTGAAATCACCGGTGTTGTCTTGGCTTGAGAACTGGATCGCATGCGTCGCGGTAGCGTCCGAGTTCACGCCCACCAGATTGGAGAACTGCGTGCCGCTGGCCGACGAGTTGGCCGCAAGCAAGCCGTTGCGGATCGCCACCCGCGTCCAGCCAAACCAGTTGATGTCCCGGACGAAGGCGCGCGAGGTGTTGATCAGTTGCACCGTCGCGCTTGGGCCAACCCATGTGCCCGGCGTCACCGCGATCACGAAGTTCGAAATGCCAGAGTGAAAGGTGACGTTGCCGGTGTCGCCGCCGATGACGATCTGGCCGGCCCCATCGAGGATCAGCGTCGAGCCGCGGCCACATCCCTTCAGATGGACCTTTGTGCCGGTGACGGAGATCGTGCCGGTGATCCGCCAGTGATTGTTTGCCGGATTCTTGCAGAACGTGACCGTACCGCCGCCGGGAAGTCCTTGGGCGTAATCGAGCGCCGCGTTGAAGTCCGCGGTGTCGTCGGCGGTGCCGGTCCAGAAATCGATCAACTGAATTTCGGTCTCAAGCCGCGTCTGTACCGTGGACGTGACCGAGCCCAGCCCCGGCGGGTCATAGGTGATCTTCGGCGCGTCGTAGTCGCCCGCGACCGCGATCACCGCGCCGGTCCGGCCGAACACCGATGTCACCGAGGAGCCGGCCGCACTGAAGAAATTCCAGCGCGACACGCCGTCGGAGACCAGCGTCACCTGACTGTATTGGGAGCCCAGCACGGTGGTCGACGCACCGTTGATCGTGTCGGCCCCGGCCCGCTGAACGGTGATGGTGTTGGAACCGTTGATCGCGCCGAAGGTATCGGCCACGAGCAGCGTCTGGCCTGCCGTCAGAGCGTTCGCCGCCGGCAGCGTCCACGTGCGCGGGGCCGTGAGCGTGGCGCTGGTCGCCTGCGTGCGCGTCGTTGCGGCAATCGCCACATTGGCGTCGCCCGTCGTCGACATCTGGTCGATGTTTAGCCCGGAACCAGCGCGCGCGGCCTGTGCGGTCGCCTGCCCGGTGCCGCCGCGGCCGATCGCAAGCTGGCCGGTCCATCCCAGCGTCAGGTTCTGCGCCGCGATCGAGCCGGTGACGTTGGTGTCATTGGTGATCGCCTGCACGACGTTTGCGTTCAGCCGCGCCGCCGCCAAGGTCCCGGTCCAGCCGAGCGTCAACGACACTGGCTGGAGCAGCGCTGTCGCGGGCGTGCCGCCGAGCGTCACCGTGACGTTGGTGTCATCCACCCGCGTCAGCCCCGCGGGCGTGTTGGCAAGGCACGTCGGGCACGTCAGGACGCCGGTCGTTGTGTTCAGCACCAAGGGGCTGGTCGCGCCGGCCGCGAAGGTCCCCGACGTGTTCGGTAGGAACAGTTGCGGGGTTCCCGCCGCGTCCTGCGGCCGGATCACCGCGCCGCCGGAGGTGACGCCGGACAGCGTGATGGTTCCCGACACCGTGCCGGCGAGGCCGAGTGTGGGATTGGCGGTCGCCGAAATCTGGTTGGCCGTCCCAGCGGCCAGCAGCGTCCCCTGAGCGGCCGTTGCCGGATAGGTCGCCGTAGACCAGCTTGGCGCGGCAAGCGCACCAGAGAGCGGGATTCGGTTGGCGCTGGCCGTTCCAGCAAGGATCGCCATCTCGTTGTTGGTCGAATAGACCAGACCGCCGTTCGAGGCCGTCAGCGCCGCATTGGTTCCACCCGCCGGCAGGCCGAGGATTTGATAGAGTTGCGGGTTCCCGCCCCCACCTCCGGACAAGAGCGGCAACCCCGCCGTTCCGGCCGACGTCGGCAACGCAAAAATATAGGTCCCGGCCGCAGCATCGCCCGGCTGGATCGTCACCGCGCCCGACGTCGATCCCCGCAAGGTCAGCGTGCCCGCCGCCGTCCCGTTCAACCCGAACACCGGCGCGCGCGTATCGGCACCGGGTCCCGTGGTGGTGCCGACATTGCCCAGCACCGTGCCGCCGGCCATGCTGATCGCGCCAGCCGGCACCGCCCGCGGCCCCGGGATGCCACCTGTCAGCGACCCGCAAAAGGTGTTGGCCGGGAAACTCCCGGTGCATTGAGCGAAGGCCGGCACCGAGACGCCGACCAGCAGCCCTGCCGCAAGAACAATTCGTTTGATCATGCTGATCCCAAAAACCATGTAGCCAGTCCGGAGAGAGCTTCGTTCACGGGCCGGAATGACCACCCGCCATATGCATTCTCGATCGGCACCGTCGCATTGCCGCTCGCCGTCTGTCCGCCGGTGAACGTCGTTGTGATGCCGTTGCCCACCGCAGCCGTTCCAGCCACATCCCCGATGATGACGTCGTTGAGGTAGGTCGAGACATTGCCAAACTGGATAAAGGTCGGCTCGGCGATCGGCTTGTTCACATAGACCCGCGTCACCGACGTAGGCACGATGAACGGGTCCAGCGCGCTGATGTTTTCCCCTTGCGAGATGATGACGCTCAGGGACTGCAAGCCCTGCAACAGCGAGGAAAGCTGCGCCGATGTGATCCTGTAATTCAGTCCCTCGGACGCATTGCCGGGCGCGACGATCTCGAAAAGCTCGGTGCCGTCGAACGCCAATAGCGTAAGCGGCGGGAGATCGGTCATCTGACCGCCGTTAAACACGAAGGGGAAGGTCGGCACCGTCATTCGCCCACCCCTTGATCATAGTTGAGATACTGGAGTGAGCGCGGATTCTGGTTCGCAGACACCGCGCCTTGCAGGTAGCGCGGCTGACCGTTCTGCAACAGCCGCGGCCAGTATTCGTCGATCGCGTAGGGCTCCGGCAGCGCGTTCATTAAGGGCGGTGGATCAGGCGGCAGGACGATCGTGCCAAGCTGGCGCTGCGGCTCGTCGAGGCACGTATCGCAGACCTGCAAGTTCAGCGACACGATCGAGGTGCCAGCCCAATCGGCCTGCACTTGCAGCTTGAACAGATTGTAGACGAAGCCGCAGCGCTGGCACGTCGCCCAGCCGCGCGGACTAGATGGGTTGGTTTCTGCGCCCCGTGGGTGCGGTCGATTGGCCACCAGCAGCACTCAAATCATCGGTGCCAGCTTGGCTCCTGTTGATTTTGCATCGGCGCGACGCATGCCGCTTATATCAGCGGCGATAGTAATTTCCAATCGGTGGCGCGATGACGAGATTAACCTGCTCTACATTCTGCGTGGCGGCGATGTCCCACGCCTCCACCGCATCCGCCTTGCGCTTGATCTCAAGGTCCGGCGCATAGGTGCGCGACAGCCGGTGCGCGAGGCCCGCCACAAAGGCATCGAGCCACAGATACGGTAGATCAGGCGTCTGGCCGCCTTGCAGGTTCGAGTCCTGCATCTGCGACACCGCGTAGTAGAACAGCGTCGCCACCCCGCTCACGTTCTGCACCGGCCACATGGTGATCGTCGGCGCGATCAGCCGGTCAAACCAGTAGGTGGTCGGTTGCCCCGGCGTGGCCTTGTTCGCGTAGCTCGCATACTGCGTCCGGCTGACCGGGGTGATGAAGCGATCGACCATCGATCCGCCCGAGGTGAGCCTGATCCATGCGTCGAGGATCATCACCACCCGCGCAGGCACAGGATAGGTCGCAATGCCGGCCAGCATCGGCACCGAGAGTAGTTCGACTTTCCACAGGTTGACCTGTTTGTTCGCCCACTCCACCAGCAGCAGGTTCATTTCCCGCCGGGCAGTGACCATATGCGTCTGACGAAGCTGCGGCGCGAACACCCGCACACGCTCGAATGCAGCGAGCACCGCCTCGCCGTTCGTGACCGTGAAATCATAGGTGCCGCTCGTCGCCATTACTGCCCACCCGGAACTTTTCGATAAAACGGTGCCGCCCACGTGATGTCAGCAGCAACCACGCCAGCGGCAAATGTCAGAAGCCCTTGTATCGTTACGCTCACGTCGGCACCAGCCAAAGCATTCGTCATGGGCGGCCGCAGCACGCCGGAGATCGCCTGCGACGCTGGGATAAGTTGCGACGAGGAGGCGTTCGGCATTGCTGCCGTGTCGGTCGTGGCTGCGATCGAGCGCAGGTTTTCAGCCCCCGACGCCAGAGCAAAGTCCCACCACACCTCCCAAAACTCACCCGCCACTCCGGGATAGGTGACGATGTTGCGGAAGTTGACGATCCGGCCGTTCGTCGAGTTGGTGCCCGAGATCACCAGCCGCTGCGCCGTGCGGCCGTTCAGCGTGGTTTTCGACGCGACAACGGTGATCCCGGCATCGTTGGTTTCTGCCGTCCACAGATCGGCGACATCGCCGGTGACGCCCGTCCCCTTGGAGCCGGCGGTCCCGCTCAACAGCGGATTTTCGCTCGCGCCCACAAGGAAGTTTCCGGCCCCGTTGTAGCCGGTCAGCACGCTGTCGCTAACGATACGAAGGTTAGCAGCATCGCCAGCCGCGTTGCCTACCGTGATCGCCCCCAGATAGTTCGGATGCAGCCCGTCAAGCGTCATCGTGGTGGGATCGAACGCCGATTCTAGATCAACCACCGACACGTCGGTCTGCGCGCGCTGAAGATTGACCAGCGTCACCCGGTCATCGCGCCGGGCCTGCGTAAGCCCCAACCATGTCGCGTCATTGCGCGGCAACGTGCAGATGAACACGACCTTGGCTCCGGCGGCCAGATAGGCCGCGACCGAGGTGCGCTGATTCGCAAATATCTGCGCCGGTGTATCGGCTGTGCCGGAGAGATCGTTGGTGCCGCTCAGGTAATAAACCAGCTTGGGATTGAGCGCGAGCACCGCGCTGATCTGCGCTGGCTCAGCCATCTGTGCCGCGGTCTGCCCGCCCACCGCAAGATTGTAGCCGGAGGGAAGAAAATAGCGTCCCTGCGTGCGTATGATCGCAAACTGTAAATAGGTTGGACCACTCGATCCGGCGGTGATGCTGTCGCCCTCTGCCACAGCGCGCGCGTGTAACGGAAAAATGCTCGGGGGGAGACTGTTACCGCCTCCGATCAGCGACACCCCTCCGGGAAGCGAAACGCCGCCCTCAAGAGCAACGCCGACCGGGAAAAGCTGGACACCTTGTGCGGTGAGCCCGGCCATTACACCTCACGGAACGTGGATGCCTTGCAGCACGGTGAAACGCACGCTCCCGGAAATCGCCGAGATGTTGATCCGGATCGCCCGGATCGGAAACATGTAGTTCGTCGCCTCACTGGCGGTTGATCCGGCTGGAATGTTCGCATCATCAAACCAGAACGGCGTGATCGACGAATCGTTCAGATCATCCATGGTGTATTGCACACCGAACGTCGCGGTCCCTGATGCAACGACCACCGAGGCCGACATGTTGAACGGCGACTGCGCCTGATCAACAAGAATCGCGTCCTTCTCTCCGGTCGTCGTGTGCGTCTGAACGTGCGCGTACATCAATCATCCTGTCCCGGCGTGAACCGGACTATGGCGCTAGGACGATTTGTGCGCGCTGGACAGCGGGGACTTGTCGGAGCCGACCCGGCCACCACTTGCGCGCGCCGGCCGGTCCATCCGCTTCTTCGCCATCGCCCCATCGGGCCCGCAGGCAACGACCTTGCCGCCGCTCTTGCGCGCCTTGGCCTCTGCAAACACCTTGGGGTTGCCGCCAGCCTCTACCGCCTTGACGCTGCCGCCATGAGACTTCTTGCCGTGTCGCGCTCTCGACATTCGCCTCTCCACTACCGCTGCTTGGCGGCCATGATGTAATCGACGGTCAGCGTCTTGGCGACAGCCTCACCGTTGCGGATACCGATCGCTGGCGCAAGCGCCACGGTCGGCAGGTTCGTCAGGTTGGTGATCTGGCCGAACGCCTGACCGTTCACCCAGCCCCTCACCACGCCCTCGTCGGCGTTGAAGGTGATCGCCACCTCGATCATCGTATTGTTCAGAACGCCGGTCGATGGCGAATCGGGGCTCGCGTTCGTGGTGGCGCTGGCCTTCTCGATCGACAGGCGCACCGGCGCGGCACCATCGGCCTTGTATAGATAGACGCCATTGGCCGGGTTGAATGCGGCCATGGTGTCCACCAGACCGAACAGGATTTCGGTCTGTAGCACATCGCTCGTCTGGAATCGGGCCGCCAGCCAGAACGATTTCTTCGGATCGATCACAAATCCGAGGTTGGCGAAACTGATCGCGTTGATGTCGTCATCGGCGGCGGTGTTCGTCAGTAGCAGCAGCCCGCCGTCGCCAGACGTAATCGCCTGCGTGGCACCCGCCTGCGTCTCGGTGACAGTCCAATCAGCGGACCCGGCTGCGGTGTAGAACACGTCGAAGTCATCGAAAACGACGTGTGCGGCGGTCGGCGCGGGCGCGATGAAGCTGCCGAGCGCCGCCGATTCCAGCACGTTGGTGACGCCGTTCGGAAAATTCGTCGCGGTCATTCGTCCAGTCCTTCCCGGGAGCCTTCAGCCGATCACGAGGTCGGGAATTCGCCCCAGCCGCAGCGCGGGTCATTGATGCCGAACGAATAGCGCTCGTAGGCCTTGACCAGCAGATTGTCGGTGATGTTGTCCACCCACATGTCGCTCTCGTAGGGGATGCGCAGCATGTGAATGAAGCCTTCGATGTTCGTGGTCAGGAACCACGCGAACGCCGAGGTGAGGAAGTCCATCACGATGTAGCCTTCCGGGAGACCGCCGGAGAGCGTCAGGATGGCGTTCACGTCGTTGTCCGCGGTGCCCGGCCGCAGTTCGGTCTTGGTCAGGCGGATCGCCACCTGCTCCAGTGCCGGCGGCACCACGAGACGCCTTGCACGCGACATGATGCGCAGGCCACGCTCGTTGACGAACTGCGTGCGCACGTTCGTCATGTTCTGGAGCAGCGACGTCTCGTTCAGCGACTTCGGCACCGCCGAGGTGTTCGCCCACGTCCCGCCATCGAACGGATGCGCGGTCGAGAACAGCGCCACGCCATCGCCGATCTGGCTGGCGTTGAAGACGTTGCCGAGGTTTAGAATGTTCGCGCCTTGGATTTCCTTGAACTGCGCGAAGCTCTCTTGCAGCTTGAGGTTCGTCGGGTTGAACTGAGCCTTGTAGAGGTTGTCGTCGATGGCCTTGCGGGTGATCGCGTAACCGAGCGCCACCTCGACATGCACGAACGCCCACGTGAAGCGCTCACCGGCGTTGTTGTCGAACTGCGTCGCCGCGCCCTCGTCCTTCAGGAAGGGCAGCGCCACGAACGCCATCTGCGTCGAGCGCTCAACCGCCATATTGGACTTGTGCGTCGTGAAGATTTTGTCCCACTGGCGTGGGATCATCTCGTAGGAGCCACGGACGTCGAACAGGCCCGGCAGTAGCTCGGAGCGGATCGAAGCGAGAGAAATGGGCATCTGTCAGTTTCTCCTGAGACCGCCGGTTACAGAATGCCGGTCAGTTGCTTGAACCGCTGATTGTTGAAGGTGACGACCGCCCAACCGAACGGGGTGGTCTGGTCGGAGCCGTTGCCAAGGGCACCGAAATTCGAGGTGCTCGCCGCGTTGTAGAGATCGACGACTTGGAATGGCGCGGCGTTGTTGGTGGTGATCGTGGCCTGATCAAGCGTTGCGCCCGAGAAGCCGCCGCCGACCGTCGAGCCGGTACCGATGTTGAAACCGACGTTCGCACCGATGTTCACCGACGAAAGCGACGTGTTCAGCGTCGCCGCGAGGAACAGCGCACCGGGCGCGTTGATGATGTACGCCGTGGCGTTGGACGCCGCGGCTCCCGGCCAGAACGGTGACCACGTGGGCGGCCCGCCGGTGGAGGGGATGAACATGCAGCCGTCGAAGATGCCTTCCAGCACCGTCGTGTTGTTGGCCGCCTGAGCGATGAAGCCCGAGGCACCGACCTTTACGACGGGATCGTTGCGGAAGATTTTCGTCGTATTGGCCGACGAAATCTGACGGGTGAGGATTTGATAGTCGGGCGAGAACCCGGGCAGGAAACCGATGTGCCTAAAGCCGAAGGCAGTCTGCTGGTTAGCCATGGTTGAAAACCAAGCTCCGTTTGACGGGATAGGCTTCCAAGCAGCTTGCTAGGGTGTTCGCCTGAGTGATCCGAAAGGACGCGGCCTGACGGAATAAATGCTGCGGCTCGCAGCGGGACCGGGCGTCGGTCAGCGACTATCTGTGGTCGCGAGGGAACTTATAGACGCAAGATCATGATTTCGTCAACTAGCGTAGTAGCAGCGCCGTTGCCAACCACAATACAGCACCCCAGCAGACGACCGCCACCGTCCAAGGAATGAGACCACGGCGAAATCTTCGCATACTCATTTGAGCGTCTCGGAAAGCTGCATCAGACGGTGCTCTGCATTGGCGAGCCTGCCCCACATCTCCGGTGAGGCCGAAGCGCCAGCGGCAAAAATCGCTCGGCGCGCATCACGCCACTCCTTCAGCGCGATCAGGATTTCCTCGTTCATTCGGCCGCCAGCGCCTGAGGCTTCAGGTCTTTCGGCCGGATGATCTTGGTCAGCGCCTCCTCGAACTGGTGGCACAGGAACGGCCCCAACTCCTCGCGAATCGCCGGGTCATTCAGGACGCCGCGAATGCGTGCCTCCTCCTCCGCCTCCACCTTGAGTTTCTTGCTCTCGTTGTCGTGGTGCATGAACGATCCGCCGAACGAATAAAGGCCGATGTGCTCGACGTTGTGGTGTGCCGCGCCCCAGACTTGGCCGCCGATCGAGCGCCAGCGCTTGCAGAACGAAATATCCTCGCTGATCACGCCGCCGGTCGCGTTGTCCATCTGGTCGAAGGCGCGGATGATTCGCTTTAGCCCTGCCTCCTTGGCAAACCCGACAGCCGTGTTTTCGCGCTCGTCGGACAAGTGCGGCATCTGCTCCAGCATCGCGGTCACGAGATCGCGGCGAATCAGCATGCAGCCGCAGCCGAGGCCCTCCACCTCCAGAAATGGCCCACGGTTGTTGATCTCGGGCAGCGCGCTCGCCGCCCATTCCATCTCCATGGTTTTCTTGCGGTAGAGCGCGCCGACCAGCGGCTCGTCAAAGGCGATCATGTCGTAGACAAGCTCGGGCGGGAACGACATGTCCGAATCGACCATGAGCAGGTGCGTCGAATGCGGGAACAGGTCGTAAAACAACGTCAGCGCGAAGTTGCGAACCCACGCGATGTCGTGGGTGGAGATGCCGGTGATCCCCATGCCGATTCCCCGAGACGACAGCATGTTCAGCGTGCCGAACGCTGAAAGAAACGTCGGCAGCGAAATGTTGCCGGGATAGGCCGGGGAAAACCACAGGACGTGCTTCACAGAAATCTCCGCAGGGTTGGGGATCGATCGAGGACCTTTTGCCAGTTGTCGTCCGGGCCCATCAGGGCCGGTAGCTGGATTCTGGACGAGGTTTCTTCAGGCAGGCATAACAGGTTGACGCTCGGCATCACCGAAGGCCACAGGTTGCTCATGTTGCCGAAGAAATTCGTCTTGCTGAAATAGGGCCCGATCGACCACAGACCGCGGTAGCCGATCTCCGTCAAGAGAGCGTGAATTTTCCGTGAATCGAGGCCATTGTTCTCCACGTAGAGCGTCGGCGTGTGCGTCTTGATCAGGTCCAGACCGCCGCTGATCACCCGGTCCTCCATGCCCTCCACGTCGATCTTGATCAGCGCCGGACCCGGGGTGAGCCTGCGCGCATCGAGCGTCAGCGCCTGCGCCCGATGTTTTTGCGGGCTGTCTCCCATCAGCGGCATGGCCCCGAAGTTGAACATCACATCCGGCGGCGGCAGCGCATCGATATCGATCATCAGCGACCGTGGATCGTCCACGATCGCCGTCTGCTCACAACGGACGTTTGTGAGACAATTCAGCGTGACGTTGGTCATCAGTAGGCTGAAAAGCTCCGGCTGCGGCTCGAACGCCATCACCTTGCCGGTGGGCCCGACGAGATTGGCGAACGCGACCGTGTGCGTGCCGATGTTGGCACCGACGTCGATCACCCGGTCACCCGGCCGAATGAAATTGCGCAAGAGATCGATCTCGAACTCGCACCACTCGCCATACTGGTCGAGGGACTTGCCGATGAAAGCGTCATTGCGGTTGTAGGCGAAAATACCGTGCTTGCAGCGCTTCACGCCAAGGTGGCGATTCTCGATCAGATAGGACATTTAGGCCTTCTTCCGAAGCATGACACAGCGAGCATAAATCCGGCAGCGGCGCTGCCCAATATCATAGTCCATCTCAGTGACGACATCCGGAAAGACGCGCCATGTCAGAATATGATTCGGGGGAACCTCGGGCAGATGGCTTTCGAAATCCTCCACGGCTTGGGAGAAGCTAAGTCCGTTTCCGATGATCTCGCGGTGCTCATAGGTGCCAACCGCGGCTCCGGGTGGAGGAAAGTCGGGAATGCCTACGTCCGAAAATTTCTGCTCGAACTCGTGAATCACTTTTCCCAGAAAGGACATTGCGCTTCCTATGGTCTGCGGACCGGCGCGGTCCGGATATGGATTTGTCTCAAAACCCTAAGCAAAAATTCACGCGGCCGGGAGCGGCGTCGCCGGGTGCTCAACAGGAAGCGCCCGACGTGATCGTATCGCCGTTCACTCCTCGGCAAGCTCATAGCCGCCGGCCGCGGGTAGGTCGAGGGTGGGATCGATCTTCATCTGCACGCTGCCGTGCGCGCCGACGCCGCGATATTGCTTCGCGTCCGAAAACCCCTCCGGCAGCTTCTGGGTGAGCTTCAGCGCGTCAGTCTGGTCGCGCATCTGCTTGCGGGCGACCATCTTTCCTTCTTCCACCGCCTCATGCGTGAGCGCGGCAGGGCGTTCCTCCAACCGCAGGCCGTTGAGGACGATCGCGCCGGTGGTGCCGGGCTTAAACCACCGCCCCGGGTGGCGTTCGGCCGGCACCGGACGCCAGCCGTTTTCGTGCATCTGCACCTGATCGTTGATCAGTTCTTGGTTCAGGACGCTGACCCGGTTCCACTGGTAGGTCCACCCCACCGGGATTTCGTTGACGGGGATTTCATACGGGTCCGAACCCGGATTGTTGATCCGGCGGCGCGTCAGCACCTCCCCATCGCGGCCCGTGACGACAGCCGCGTCCGACCGGGTGGTCTCACGTGCCATTTCCCGGGTCTGGCGAGGCTGGAGATCGCGCCGCGGATTGTTGCGGCGAATGGGAGCCGCGTTCGCCTCCGCAAGCCGGATGCGCGCCTCTGCCTCGGCAGCAGCCCTTTCAGCCGCTTCCCTTGCTGGACGCCCCGGAGGGTTGCCGGTTTTCTTGTAGGGCTTGCGCACTTTCTTGCGAGGAGCGCGCTGGATTGGCGTGTCGCCGTCGATCGGCATGTTCATGGTTTTTGCTCCTCTTTGTCCTCGTCCACGATTCGAGCGCGGATGTTCGCGATTGCCTGCTGCATGCAGCGCACGCGGCAGGCCAGCAGGTCAAACGTCTCAGCCGGTGGAGCGACCGAGTCCTGCTGGGCGAGGTAAGCCTTGTGTTCCTCCGCTACCAGCCGATCGCGCTCCTTCAGGATCGCCGACAGGTGCGGCAGCATGTCCGGCGGCAGTTCGGTGCTTGTCACTCCGTCCTGCTTGATCTCTGTGTGCGTCACAGCATCGCCTTTCACTACAGTCGCGCCGCCGGTAAAGCCCTGCGAAGCTACTCCCTTGTACCAGTCGGCAACGTTCTGATGCGCCTTGGCGTGGTTCTTGGCGTGCTCGGCCTCAACCTCGGCCTTCGGTTTTTCGAGCAGGATCAGGTCGCCGATCACGACGTCACCGACGTAGCCCCACGGCGCAAAGACGCCCGGGTGGCGCTCGGCCGGCACGCGGGACCATGCGAGGCCCTCGTAGTGCTTCAGATCGTGCTCGCGGCTCACCCACTGATAGGCGCGATCCCGCGGAATGATCTCCGGCGGGATATGCCACGGATCGATGTGTGGCCGGGAGCGCGTGACCGTATAGCCCTCGCTCCAAAGCTCGTCGAGCTTCTCGCGGCCAAGAATGTCTCTGGGATTGCGCCTGATCACGATGTCAACGTTTTGTCGTAGGCACCCTGCTCGGTCAGCAGCGCCTTGCGTCGGGCCATCTCGGCCACGCCGATCGGATCGCCCTTCTTGAACCGCTTCTGGGGACTTTGGTCGTCGTAGTTCCAGACCAGCGTTCCGTCGGTCGCCGACGTCACCTCGCCCTTTGTCAGCGATACCGAGGCCCGGCCTCCGTTGATACTGCCGCCCGTGTTCACCACCGGCGCGGATGGAGCGGACGGTCGCCGCTGGATCACCGGCTGATCTTGCTGCTTGTCGGTTTTGCTCGCCTTAGCCACCTGCTTTAACCCCAGTTGCTGCTCGACGAATTCGAAATACTCTGGCGTTTCGGCCGCGATGTCGTCGGCTATCGCAGCATAGTGCGCCGCCAGCAGCTTGCTGTTCTTTGCTCCGGCAAGGAATTCAGGATGATCCCGCAGCCACGCCTGTGATTTCGGGGTGTAGCGCGAAAGCGCCGCCTCGGTGGGATCGCTCGGCGGCGCTGCCCGCACCGGCTCGTCCTGCTGCTTGGTCGGCCGCGCCTTGCGCTCCGATTCAAGCTCGGCCTTGGCCATCTCCAGCGGCACGATGCGCGAGGTGGCTTCCGACAGCATCCGCTGCGCTCTGGCGATCGACTTCACATCGCCGCGCTCGTGCGCGTCGGCGAGCGCGATCTCGGCCGCATCCGCCTCGGCTTTCGCGGCATTGATGCCGCTGACAATCGTCTCAAAGTTGCTGTCGGTGACGTTGTGACGCGCCTCATCGCGCTCGCGCATCGCAAGTTCTGTTCGGCGCGTCGCTTCCGACAGGTTCGTTTGCAGCACGGTGTTTTGCTGCTTGAACGTCGAA